GTGTACCCCTTCGCCCCCAATAGTCTTTCTTCAAATGTTCACTGATGTTCATAGGTTAAAATCGCGATTTTATATTTTTCTATATATATATAACGGCTCGCCCGTCGCTATAATCTTCATAAAGTCCGTCATACGCATCGTCCTCAATCTCCGGAGACGGCTGCTTCTTGGGACGGGCGTCTAGCTCGAAGATGGCCCGCAGGCAGATGGAGTCCATAAGGTCCGGGGAGTTCTTCTGGTGCGACGCTTTATAAAGGTCCTTGCTTTTATAGAAGATGCGTTTGTTTTTCGTCTCTGCGGAAAACAGATCCATCTCGGTGTAAAGGATGTCTATAAGCCGCTGCATTGCGCCTTTTCTCCCATACTTAATCTTTGTGTCTGGATCCAGGCTTGTGCTTATTTTTCCGGTCTCAATAAGAACCTTCATTTTCCCGAGCAACTGTGAACGGACATTGAAGTAGAGCTCCATGGTCACTGGGTTTCCGTTTTCGTCCAGTTCTTGGATTGCCGCCTTATTCGCCGTAACCGGATATCCGCTCGTGTAAGACTTTAAATATCCTCCAATACCTGTAGCATCGTAACTAAAATGCTCGACTGGTACATTATGCTTTTTTAGCATCCTGTCAATCCAGTCAACCAACTCCTTGGCGTCTCCTTTGAACATCTCAATTGCAACAATTCGAAGGCCATGCCAGATTACCATCGGGCAGTTATCGGAGTTTGTGTCGCCGCCGGAAACATCTAGCGTGGCAAACATGCCGTCCTCTTCGTTGTATATTGGATTTGTGAAAATGTCGCGAATCTGCTGCCTGGAAATTGTGAGTTCTGATTTGTCGACGGGGCCGAAGTACCCCTGCTTCAGTACCTTACGCTGCGTTCCGCCAACCGCATGCATATTGGCAATAGCACCACCGCCAGTTGCGTTCAGCAGTTTTAAGTTATCCGCAGCCTCGCCGGTATAAAAGTTGAAAGACTTGACAACATCCTCTGGAGTGATACCAGCTTTAGCCTCCTTCTCGGTAATTGTAATGTTTGCCCTTGCCGCGACCTCGGCTTTAGAATCCCCCCAGATTATACTTTCCGGGTCGTCTCCGGCCAGATAGAAAAACTTCTGCTTGCCAACCATCTCCGGAATAACATAGTAGTCTGAGCCGATATACCCAGCGTCCAAAAGCATTTGCGTCGTAAAATGCTCGTACTCCGGGTTAAACGAAAGAATCATACTGGGCCTCATGCCAGACGCATCTCGATTTCGGCTAAACCAGAAACTCCACATTTTGAAGCTCATGTCCGTCGCCTCATCTATGGCGATATATGATGCCTGATTCTTCTTTGCATACTCTTTGAAATCCTGCCACTCTGTTGGATTTTCCACATTAAAGTTTGAGTGGATCATCAAAATAGATGAGTTCCATTGCGGCCAGGTAAAAGCCGGGTAGTCACTTGATGTGTATTGGCATCCAGCAAAGTTACCCCACACCTCAACTCCGTCTCGGAATAGAGATCCACCTTTCTTGGAGTCCTGGAGCCTAACAGAGATAAAACGGGCCGAGTATCCTGGCTTATCAACGCCACGCAGTGCTTTGAGCATCTGCAAATAGGTCTTCCCCATTTGTATAGCGCCAGCAAGAAAAATAACATCAGAGTCGTCGTGGCAAGCGTTCTCCTGGATTCCTCTTTGTGGGGCAAAGTCTACCTTGTCACGCAGAACAAAGTCCCCGATCTTATCATACCCCTTTGAATCTTTGGTCGGGTCCACCCTCTCGATATGGTCATACCGGGGCGGGAACGGAGCGTGATCGGGGCGAAGTCTAAACATACACCGCAAAGATACGAAAAAGGGACGATTATTAGCAAATTCTATGCCCAACTTTTGTTTCTTTCAACTTTTTTGATATATTTGCGGCAAGAATTCATTTCTAACCTAAAAATATATGTTTAAGGAACAAATCGTTGAAAAGCTCAGGGCGAAATCTGAAATCAAGCGTTTCGGGCTGAGCAACGAGGCTATTGATCGGATTGCCTCGGCGAGAGAAAAGACGGTCACAGAAGAGTCGCAGGTTGAAACCGTCCTCACGGATGCAGAGACCATGAGACTTGTTGCCGAGGAGCTGATGAAGCATCGCGACCAGGAGATCACGAAGAGAACCGAGGCGCAGAGTGCTTTTGACGCTTACAAGGTGAAGCATCCCGAAAAGCAGAATGAAGGTGAAGACACCGGAGAACAGAAACCCGACATCGCAAAGATTGTCGCGGATGCTGTCGCCGCAGCCGTAAAGCCCGTCCAGGATGCTTTCGAGACATTCAAGTCGCAGACTTCCGCGAAGGAAGCGAAGACTCTGGCGAAGGACACCTTCTACGCGAACAAGTGGACCACGAAGTTCAAGGACGAGGCCAACGACGCATGGGAACGCGCATCCGAGCTGAACGAAGCGAAGGGAGGCAACATGACCGCCGAGGAGCTTTCCAACAAGGCCATGGAGTATTTCAAGGTTTACACTAACAGGAAGGGCACGGATGTGTCCAAGCCTTTCGAGTCGGAAGGCGAAAAAGGTGGGAACTTCGATTTCTCTTCCCAGGTTAAGTACCTCGAAGGCGAAGGTCTTCTGCCTCCCGAAGAAAAGAAGTAAGTTTAACCAAAAAGTTGTGACCAATGAAAGACTACGGTAACTCTTTCAACAATGACAGCCAGAATTTCGCTGCCGGAAAGGTTCCCATTTGGCTCCATGCTGACGAGTTCTATCCGGCTGGCTGCACCCTGAACAATCAGACCCAGGGTACGACCATCCCCGCCGGCTCTGTCGTGTATGTCCCGAAGATGGGTGGCGAGGCGACTGTCCTCGCTGCTGATGCCGCCGCTCCTGAAACTGGTGTCACTGGCCTCCTCCTTGAGGATGTCTACATCGGCAATGTCGGCGCGACCGGCACCGTCGTCACCAAGGGGCAGGTGCTCGCCAAGCGCATCCCGTCCATTTCCGCAGCCGTCAAGGCTCTTCTCCCTGGTATCACTTTCGTAAACGAGTAGAACTATGAATCAGTATTTTGGACTTGACACTCTGATGGCCTCCAACGGCATCACTTCGTCCGACGCCTTCATGGCGTACTACCTGCAGGTTCTCTCTCGTCGCGAGAGCCAGAATCTGAACGAAATCGGCTTCGAAGAGTGGGACACCCCGCAGATCGACTTCGACTACAAGATGCTTGAGGTCGAAGACCAGATCAAGGTGATGGCGACCTATGTCGACCTCAACTCCGATCCGATTCCTCTCGGAACCAAGGGCTTCAACACCCTGAGCGGTTCCATCCCTCGCCAGAAGGCTCGCTGGGAGCTTGGCGAAAACGATTACCGCAAGGAGCTGATCACCCTGCAGAACATCCAGGTGTCCGCCACCTTCATGAACCAGTCTCCCGCTGACGGTATCAAGAACTACCTCGCTAAGCTTCTCTTCGGAGGTCTGTCCGAGATTCAGGACGCCCACATCGGCTCCATCTCCTACCAGGTCGGCCAGATGAAGTCTGCTGGTGCTGTCACTTTGACCAACACCAACAACCCTCGCGGTATCCAGAACATCACCTTCAGCGCCCAGATCCCCCAGGCGAACATCACCACGCTGACCTCCACGAAGAAATGGTTCACCACCGAAGCCAAGACCACTGAAGGTTCGGCGTCCGATCCGGTCAATGACCTCAAGAAGATGGTTCGCGACGCGAAGGAAGTGTACGACTCTGTGACCGTCGAGGTGAACGAGTCCTCCTTCTTCGAGGACATGAAGCACAGCAAGTGGAAGATCGCCCTGGGCTACCAGATGACTCCTTCCCTGCTTGTCTCCGCCGGCATGACCGCTGAGGCTCAGGCGACCGCCGCCGCTATCGCTGACACCGCTTCTGACGACGCCATCAAAGCCGCTTTCAAGGCCATTATCGGCGCCGACGAGGTCCTGTACAGCAAGACCCGCTGTGGTGTCGAGGTGTGGGATGACACTCAGAAGAAGCTCGTGCGAAACAAGCTCTGGGCCTTCAACAAGAACACCTATCTGGTGCGTCCTTCCGGCAAGGTCGGTATCAAGAAGAATGTCGTTCCGCTCCGTCCGGACCCGAGCGCGATCAGCGCGACGATCTTCGGAGGTCACGGCATCATCGAGTACCGGTACGATGCCCGCACCAAGTATCAGGACTGGGTTTCCGAACTCACCGTGCTGTGCGTTCCTACCCGTCCTCGTGACATGTTTATCCTCCATACGATTTAGTTATGACTGTCGAAGAGTATCTGCGTAGTTTAGTCCCTGGTCTCGATCTCCAGGACACGGTTGTCGCCCGCGCCGCTAGAAGTCCCATCGAGGTAAAACTCGAGCGACTGGAAATTGACGAGGATATCGACGACTATGACGAGGACGAAGAGTTCCAGAAACGGCTGGACTATGCCTCTTCGACAATCTACTATTCGGTGCTGGGAGTTTTCGCCGGCGGCGGTTATTCCGAACAGGTCGGAGATGTACGCGCCTCTCGGGGCGGATACACCATTACGATGGCGGACAGGGCTCGCTTCAAAGCAATGGGCGATGCCCTCCGCCTCAAATGGGGCTTCGATGTTGAAGAGGATGACTCCTCCAGCGAGATGTACGACGCGAGTTCTTTGAGAAGAAATGCAGTTTATTGAGTTTCGCGACACTTGCGTTATCTCAAGGGATAACGGCGGAAGGGATGAGTGGGATAATCCCGTCAACCCGGAGATAATCTATGAAGGCCCTTGCCTTTACGAGGAGGGCGGAACAGGTTACTCCAGGACTTTTGTGACCAGAAATCCTCTTATCTTCATCCCCGGCGTTGATGTCCAGGTGCGGATTAACGACTCTGTGGAAGTGACCACCGAGTTCGGACGGGTAATCAAATCCGTCAGCCGCATCGTCAGGGACATCAACATGCCCTGGAGAACCAATGTGAAGCTGACTCGAATCGAACTGAAACAAGCACAAGGAGACTAGGATGGCAAGGTACGGCAAATCTGTTAGATGGAGTAAATCAGTGAAGGGTTTCACTGAGGCCCTGGGTTATGCCGGAGAACACCTGAATAACTGGGCTAAGATGTGGATGTCTGAAGCCGTCCAGGACTCTCTGTCTCAAATTGACGCAGAATGGGATAGGCACACGGAAGCAAAGAGCAAAACCGGTAAGAAAATGTCTTTCGGCGGATCCCATTTTTATCCGTGGTACTCCGGTAACCTCCACGATAGCGTTGCGGGCATTGTCTCTGACAGGCACAGAACCGTTGCCATCCATTATATGCCTGAAGATGCGGATGGGGTACAGACTTATGGCGGTATGCCTATTGTCGGTTCAGAGTGGGCTATTCGCGAAGCTCAGAATATGCAGCGAGTCCTTCATTTTTATCCTGGGGTAGCAGCCACCGTCGTCGTAGGAGTACCATACGCAGATAAGGTTGACCAGATGCCTGAACACTCTGGCTATATGCGAGAACTTGCCGTCCAGTTCGCATCGAATGTCGAAGATTACTTCACAAAGCGTGCCGGAGAATATCGTACTCGTGTGTTCGTAGCTGACAAGAAGAAGAAATGATCAAACCCTCATCCATAGAACCAGATGTTGAACTGCGGGATGTCCTGCAGGCTCTGAACATCCATGTGGAGACTGTAAACGGCTCCCAGGAGAAAGTGGATGTCTACGGCGACTGGGAACGGTCTACCAATGACCTCCCTACCGACTTCATCGTTGTGTACAAGAACGGTACTATCGGTGGTGTCGGAATGGATGTGGACTATGCGAGTGGTTACATCATGGTCAGTCTGTACTCAAAGATGAATGACGATGGATCTGTCAAGAAGAATCGTACGAAGAAACTGCTGAGTCAAATCGACGAAATATTCATAGAGCGTATAAAAGATCCTGAGACTAATCATGTGACGGAGCACTACAAAAACCTCGTTACCGACAAATATGTCTACAAATACGACGCCCCGCGATTCATAACTCCCACGACACCGAATCAAACATCGGGATATTCAGTCACCACACTAAACCTCATGTGGCATACAAGAAACAATTTTAACTCTGAATAACTATGGCTATTGCAAAATTTGAAAATGCTCAGAAGCTGTTCGCCGGACAGGGTGACCTGGTGATCTTCGACGAGATTGCCGACTACGCTGGCGCTACGCTCTCCAGCCTCGCCAACCCTAAGTCTCTTGGCCAGATTGTCCAGGACTCCACCACCTGGGAAGGTGAGGACATCTCCACTGACGAAATCCTCGATGAGCAGGGTAACCTCATTACCGCTCGTGTCACCGCCGGTACTCTCGGCTTCTCATTCGATATCGCCTCCACCTCCCCCGCGATGGTCAAGACGTTCCTGAAGGGCGTTGACATCACCGGCACGACCCTCACCGGCCTGTTCTGGGACGGAGACACCGGCGATAACACCGTTTCCGCTGTCGGCTTCGGCACCGCTCTTCCTGTGATGACCCGTCCGATCGGCATCCTGAACGATGAGCTGAACCGCGCATGGATTTATCCGAAGGCGAAGATTACCGCCAACCTGACGCTGGCGGACGGCCTGTGGCGCATTCACGCTGTTGTCCTCGCTGAGAATGTGGACAACCGCAACGACCAGGGCCAGACCGTCCTTGCGACCGGTATGATCGTGGAGAAGTAAACACCTACACCAACCTTTCTCACCTGGGGCGGGCCTTGCGCCCGTCCCTTTTCTTTAAGATATGGAAAAATCCGCAAGTGAAAGATTTCTTAACGGCGCGTATGAGACGATTACTGGGGCGCCATGCACGGTCGTGATTGGCCGGAGGAAATACAAGGTCCGGCAGGTTGCCCAAGCCGTAAAAGAGAAGATTGCGCTTCTAGAACAAGAGGCGCAAGTCCTTGAAGCAAAAGGCAAGCAGGGCGTGTCGGCGAAGGAAGCAAAAAAGATAACGCGAAAACTGTTTTCTCTGCATTCCAAGAAAGCAGCGTACTACTTGCTCGGGAACTGGGCCTTATTTGTTCCGGGGCTTTGGTGGCTAAAATGGCACATCCTTCAGCTTCGTGGAAACGAGACGACATTCAGAATCAACGAGGCGGGAGTCGTTAGCGCAGACTTGGGTTTTTCCAAGGCCAACTGGGATATCTCAAAGCAGGAACGCGAGCTTTATATGAGACCGGTTGGCGACGCC